TGATCCGCACCTTCGCCGACCCCGAACACGTCTACATCGAGAAGCAGGGCGCGATGCCCAATCAAGGGGTCAGCAGCACGTTCAAGCTGGGCTATGCCTTCGGGCAGATCACGGCGACAGTTGCGCTGACGCGGGTGCCGTTCACGCTGGTGACGCCGCCGACGTGGAAGCGCAGCATGAACCTGCCGAAAGACAAGGACAGCGCCAGACGCTTGGCGATACAGTGGTTCCCGCATCTCAGCGAGAAGCTGAAGCGCAAAAAAGACGAACACCGCGCGGAGGCTCTGCTGATCGCGCTTTACGGGAGAGGCAAGGCATGACCATCAGCTACAGCATGAGCAACGAGGACTACCACAAGCTGCCGAGCATCAGCGCATCGGCGGTCAAGACCGTCGCGCAGAAATCTCTGGCGCACTGGAAATACGGCGAGCGCAAGGAGAGCGCCGCCTTCGATCTCGGCACCGCCGTCCACACGCTGATCCTCGAGCCGCACATGGCGAAGATGATCTGGTGCGGCCCCGAGACGCGGCGGGGCAATGACTGGCGCGCCAAGAAGGCCGCCGCCGACGCGGAGGGTGCGATCCTGCTGCCCGAGGGTGAGTATCGGCAGGCGAGGGACATGGCAGAGGCCGTCAGGGCCAACGCAGAGGCCGCGCAGCTTCTGAGCGGCGATCTGGTCTGCGAGGCCAGTATCTTCGCGCACGATGCACTGTATGGCCTCGACCTGCGCTGCCGCCCAGACGGGTGGCGTCGCGACATTGACGCGATCATCGACGTGAAGACGACGGTGGACGCCAGCCCCGAGGGCTTCGCCAAGCAGTGCGCGAACCTTGGCTACCACATTCAGGAGGCGTTCTATCGCCGCGTCATGGCTATTGATGGCCACGACATTGACCGATTTGTTTTCATCGCCGTCGAGAAGGAGCCACCCTTCGCCTGCGGCGTATACGAGCTTGACTGGGCGTCGCGCGACGAGGGCGTGGCGGCAGTGAAGGCCGCGCTGGAGATGATCCAGCGGGCAGAAACCAGCGGGGAGTTCAGCACGGGATACGGGGCGTTGCAGACGCTGCAAATCCCGCGCTGGGCCTTCCGCTACTCAAACCCGAATGGCTAGCAGAGGAAAGGATTCCAGATATGCCAATTTCTTTCGGTGAATCGTCGGGCGGCGGTGCCGCCTACATTCGAGTGAATATGCCGCAAAACCGCTGGCGCTTTATCGGCGACAACGGCGAGGAGAGCCTCGACATGACGCGGGGTATCGCAATCGACATCAAAAACGTCGAGTTCGGGTGGCTGCTACTAGCCACGGGCCAACGGGACTGGATAAAGTGGCCCTCGCCGAGCGAGCGCACTGAAAAGCCGTCAGATGAATATAAGCAGGGCTTCCTCGTGAAGTGCTGGCTCGCTGACGGTCGCGAGGCCGAGTTCAGCGGCAACAGCTACGGGCAGGGGCAGTTCATCGCCAAGCTCTACAACGCCGCCGAGAAGGCACCCGAGTTTGGCATGGGAATGGTGCCAATCGTGCAGGTGACATCCTCGACACCCGTTGCGGTGGGCAAGGGGACCAGCTACGACTTGGGCTTCACCATTGCGAAGTGGATCGCGAAACCCAGCGTCATGGCCGCCGTCACTCCGGCACCGGCACCCGCCGCGGCTCCGGCGTCGGCTGACATCGACGCCTTCGGCTTCTGAGTAAAACGGGGGCGGCGCAGGTCGCCCCCGAACCTTGGAGAGGGAGAGGCATGAGCGCATATTTTCAGAGGGTCACGGAGACGGCGATTGCGGACGTGCAACACGCCGCAGCGGGCCAGCGCAATCAGACGCTGAACAAGGCGGCCTTCGCACTGGGCCGCCACGCGCACCTAACGGGCGCGAATGTCGACACGGCGATCTTCGCCCTGAACACGGCGGCAGAGGCCATCGGCCTGCCTAAGCACGAGATCATGGCCACGGTCGGCAGCGGCTTCAAGCGGGGCGCAGAGAACCCCAAGACGCTCGACGAGACCGACCTGCCGTTCCAGCCCAGCGAGCTTGACCGCCTGATTGGCCGCTTGGCCGCTGACGGCCTGATGGCGCGTGACGACGAGCAGCGGGCCGAGAAGGTCCAGAAGGCGCGTATGGCGTGGGAGCGCGGCGTCGCCATCAACAAGGACACGCACGACGCGGTGCGCCCAGCGCTGCGCTACCTGAACGGGCGCAACATCGCGGCGAAGAGCGCCGTCGGCGTGGCCCGCTTCTCGCCGGACGTTTACGGCGGCCCCGCGATCATCTTCCCCGCGACCGACACGAGCGGCGAGATCACCGGCATACAGGCCGTGCTGATTGACGAGAACGGAAAGAAGCGCGAGCATAACGGCATCAGCAAATACTCGCGTGGCGTGATCGCCAACAGCGCGATGGTCATCGCGTCGGATCGCGAGAGCGCCCCCATCGTGATCTGCGAGGGGCCGGAGGACGCGCTGAGTATCTCGCAGGCCGCTGGCGGCGCGGCCACGGTGATCTGCACATTTGGCAAGGCGGGCATGGCCACCTATGTCCCGCCAAGAGCCAGCGACGTGACGATCTGCGCCGACCCCGACCTCGACATTGAGCGGGTCGCGGACGCGCTGAACTATGACGGGTCGATCCGCGTGAGCGTCGTTCGCTTCGTCGACATCGACGCGCAGACCAAGGACGCCAACGACTACCTGCGCGAGCATGGCGTCGAGGCGCTGCGGAATGCTCTGGCCGCCGCCAAGCCGGTGGCCGAACAGAGGGCGCAGGAGGTGCGCGAGGGCTTCCGTGGGCCGACGCCCTTCGATATGTGGGACGGGGCCGCCCTGCCGCCGCGCAAGTGGGTCTACGGCAGGCACTACCTGCACTCATTCGTATCGGTGCTGGCCTCGGCAGGCGGCGTCGGCAAGACATCCATGATCAGCGTCGAGGCGCTGGCGATCTGCACTGGCCGCCCGCTGCTGGGCGAGGAGGTCCACGAACAGGCCAAGGTCTGGGTGATGAACCTCGAAGACCCGCTGGAGGAGATGCAGCGCCGCTTCATCGCCGCCATGCAGCACCACAACGTCAAGCGCGGTGAGGTCGAGGGGCGGCTGTTCCTCGACGCCGGACGCGACTTCCAAGCCAAGTTCGTGACGCAGACGCGGGACGGCGTGGTCATCAACGACGCACTGATTGAGTATATGCGCGAGCGCATCGAGGCGGAGGGCATTGGCGTCGTGATCATCGACCCGTGGGTCGGGGCCATCGACATCAACGAGAACGACAACACCGCCATGAACAAGGCCGTTGCGGCTGTGCGCCAGATCGCCGACGAGACGGGCGCGTCCATCGTGCTGGTCCACCACATCCGCAAGGGCAATGGCGACGAGGCCACTATCGACAGCGTCCGTGGCGCTGGCTCGCTGATCGGCGCGGCGCGTGCCGCTCGCATCATCAACAAGGTCAGCGAGGAGGACATGATGCGCCTCGGCGTGCAGGGCGAGGACGCTCGCGGCATCTTCCGCGTCGACGACGGCAAGGCCAACCTCGCGCCGCCCGCTGCGGTGGCGGTCTACCGCAAGATGACCGGCGTCCAGATCGGCAATGGCGAGTGGGTCGGCGTGGCCGAGGTGTTCAGGATGCCGGACCTCTTCGATGGCGTGACGACACGAGACACGATGCGCGTCCAGCAGGCGGTGGGCAAGGCGGCGCAGGACGACGACCCGTGCCGCCAGAGCGTTCAGGCGAGGAACTGGGTCGGCCACACGGTGGGCGCGGTGCTGGGCATTGACACGCAGGACAAGGCGGGTAAGGGCCGCGTGGCGGCGATGGTACGGAAGTGGGTCGAGACCGACGTGCTGCGCGTCGAGATCACCGAGGACCGCGCAAAGGGCCGCGAGGTGCAGATCGTCGTCGTCGGGCAGTGGATCACGGGCGACGAGGCGGGACGGTGAAATTGGCGGCCCCGCGGGCGCGACCTGCCGAGGTTAGTGAGCCAGCAGGGCCGCAACGCTGTCCGCCTGCAATTCGGGGGTGAACTCGATCTCGCGGACGCTCAATGTCCCCATCGTGATGTCGGCTGCTGGCCTGACCCAGATCAACTGCCTGTCCAAGGCAACGAAGCAGTAGAAGTGCGCGTCAATGCCGCCGCGCCGAGGCGTGTTGAAGTGATAGCGAGGGACGCTCTTGCTGTTATCCAGAATGGGCCGAGCGGCGGTCTTAACCTCAATCGGCACGATCTTGCCGGACGGCAGCTTGCACCACAGATCAGCGCCGTTGCGGTTCACATGGTGGACCTCAATGCCGTGCTGCTCAAGGATGAAGCTGGCGAGAAATTCACCCTGACGGCCTGTCGCGTGATTAAGGTGCATGGCGCATCCCTTTGATTTTGCGAAGGTTTGCATAGAATAAAACAAAAAGCAACAATGAGGCTTGACGGGTGTGGGCCTCGGCCCCCTCATTTTTTTGCATTTACCCCCTTGCAATGTGGGGCGACTGCCCTTATGTAGGGGATACAGGGACACGGTGTCCCAAGAGGAGAGACTGAGATGACCATGACCGAGATGCTTGAAGCCACCATCGCCCGCCGCGCAGAGCTTCAGGCCGCAGAACCCAAGCGTGAAATTTGGCATTGCGGTAAAACCTTCGACATTGACGGTGTTGGCCGCGTTTGGTGCGGCATCCAGATCGCGCAGGGCGCGACGACTTGGATGCGCCCACACTTCCGCCGGAATTGGGAGCTTAACGGCAAGCGTATCGCCGCAGCCAAACTCGCCCAGATCGTCGGCGCATAACAAGCGGGGGCTTCGGCCCCCACCACAACCAACCAAGGAGAGACACATGACAAACGCCAGAGCCTACGTCGCGCAGGTAAAGCAGCACGGGCAGATGTGGTTTTATTACGGCCAGACAGCCGATCAGGCGCTGACACGGGCGCGGGCAGGCACACAAGGCCCGCTATGGGACGCCATCGCGGTGTTCAAGATGCCTGAGCCGAGGGCAAACAAAATGGAGAACGAACATGAATCACACTGAGATCAGAGCGGCGCGGCAGGCACTCGGCCTGTCGCTGTCGCAATTCGCGACGGTGCTGGACACCGACCCGACAACGACGCGGCGTCTGGAGATGGCCCCGCACAATAGCACGGCCCGCCAGCCCGCGCCGCGCATGGTGCGGCTGGTGACCGCCTACCTCGACGGGTATCGGCCCGCCGACTGGCCGGAGGGCGCATAATGGGGGCGCATCCAACAGTCCGACCCGAGGTGGTCCGGCTCTTCAACGAGGGCGTGAGCTACGACAAGATCGCCAAGGTGGTAGGCGTTCCTCGCGAACACGTCCGCCAGCACGTCTTCATGGCGCGGTCGCTGGGCGAAATACCCGAGGACCACGACCGGCTTGCGCGACGCTGGGGTGCCAAGCGCGAGGAGGTCTACCAGCACCTGCTCGAGGGCAAAACGCCGCAGCAAATCGCCGACTCTATGGGCATCTCAAAGCACGCTGTCCACCATCACATCCGGTCAATGCGGGCAAACCCAAAGGACCGAGACAAAAGCGTCCTGCGCTATCGGCAGCCCAAAAGCCTGCCCTACATCGCGTCGAAGGCCGTGGAGGCCACGGGCAAGCGGAAGGGCAGCATGAACGAGTTTTTCCAAGGTCTCGTCGATCAGAGGACTGTCGTGCGCCTATGCCACGAGACACCTCGCGGCATGACCGTCATGGAATACGCGGCCAAGCTGGTCGTCGATGTGTATGCGGAGGATGAATAAATTGCACTGCCCCCCCTTGCAATCTGGGGCAACTGCCCTTATGTAGGGGATACAGGGACACGGCGTCCCGCAGATAGGAGAGACTAAAATGACCCGCACTGACACCCACCGCCCGAGCGCGATTGACCCGACCGAATACCAGTTTGTGTCGTTCCACGACCACCGCCCACAGGCGGCGGGCGCCCAGATCGCCGAGCAGCAGGCGTTCCGCGCACACCGCGAGCGCACGGGCGGCAAATTTAGCGACCACGATCACGGCGGCGTTTGCCACGTCTGCGGCAACGCCCACGCCCAGACCGTGGCCCGCTTCTGGCACGAGCCGACGAACCGCTACATCGAGGTTGGTGAGACCTGCGCCGGAAAGCTCTGGAACGGCGAGCGTGCCGACTTCGCCAGCTTCCGCGCCAAGGTCGCCGCTGGCGTCGAGGCCGCCGCTGGCAAGGCCAAGGCCGAGCGCATCCTGACCGAGGCTGGCCTGTCCTTCGCCTACGATGTCTGGCTCCAGAGGGACTACGACAACTGGGGCCGCGAGGAGGAGATCATCTCCGACATCGTCGGCAAGCTGGTTCGCTACGGCAGCGTCAGCGACAAGCAAATCGCCCTGATCGCCAAGCTGGTCGGCGACATCGACCGGAAAGCCGAGATCGCCGCGCAGCGCGAGGCCGAGGCCGCCGCAGCCCTGCCGATCCCCAGCTTCGCTGGCCGCGTCACGGTCGAGGGTGTCGTCATCAGCCGCAAGCTCGTCACGGGTTTCTATGGCGACGCCATCAAGATCGTCGTCAAGGCCGACGATGGCTGGAAGGTCTACGGCACTGAGCCGTCGACCGTCGAGGCCACGGTCGGTGACCGCATCCGTTTCGACGCCGCGATCACGGTGTCGGACGATGATCCGAAATTCGGGTTCTTCAAGCGCCCGACGAAGCCGGAGGTGGTCGCGTAAGGCGGCCACCCCACCACAAGGGCCGCAATGGCCCGCAACATAGGAGAGAGAAACATGAAACCCACACTAGGCGAAATCATCGGCGGCGTCTGCACAGTCGCGCTGCCGTTCCTGCTGATCATCATGGCGCATGGGGTTGGACAATGAGCGACACACTGGTAGAGCGCCTTCTGGCGTGGGAGAGAGTATTCCCCTGCGACGAAGGCAAGCCGGAGGGTAGCCTATACCTTGAGGCGGCTGACCGCATTCAGGAGCTTGAGGCAAGGCTATTAAAGTATGAAGGCGCATCCGTTAATAGCGAAGGCCCCCAGATAGAGAATAACTTGGCAAACAAAATGTGGGCCGACATATTCGAGGAGATGTCTCGGAAGGGCGATGCCTTGCTCGACCTATACGACAGCGTGTGCATAGTCCGGCTACGTCAGGTGGTCGAATGGTCGCTGGAGGAAATGCGGGAAATCAAGGACCGCGCGAAGATTACGGCCGCAATGTTGGAAGATTATGCGGAGCTTGAAGCGGATGTTTTGGCGGCAAAGCGGATGCTGGAATATTTCGGCGCAAGCGTTGTGGAGGGTGATCAATGACACACGACGTGAACCGCTGGCACTCCAGCCCGCACAGCAGGCTGCGGAATAGCGGCGATACGATCCTGCGACACCAGTGGCGCGTGCTGGAGCTACTCACGAGCCTGTTCCACAGCGTGCCGCAGGCGGCCATCGACTACGCCGCCAGCCACGACGACCACGAGGCCGTCATGGGCGACATACCCAGCCCCGAGAAGGCGTTGTGGAGCGCCGAGCTACGGCGGCTCTACGAGGCCCGTGAGGCCGAGGTGCGGGCGCAGATGGGCCTGCCTAGCTGCCCGCCGCACTGGGCCGCGCAGGTGGGCTTCTGCGACCGGCTGGACGCCTACCGCTGGGTGGCCAAGCACTGCCCCGAGGCGCTGCACGATGGCGGCTTCCCCGAGTTGCGGGAAGACCTGCTGCGGCAGGCAGAGGGGTTCGGGCTTGGGGAGGTTGTCACATGACAACCTTCCTGCACCTGCTAGTGGTCTGCGCCGCGCTTCGCGACGAGCCGCGCACTTGCCTCACCTACGCGGTCGAGAACCGCGCCCTCTGCGAGGCTGGGATGCGGATCGCATACGCCGACCTGTTCCCCGAGGATGGCGGCGTTTACATCGGCTGCGAGCAGACGCGGGCGCTGACCAGCACGATCAGACCGGAGGCACGGCCATGACCGAACTAATCCTTGAGGTGGGCCAGACCCACGAGGAGCAATACGCCGAGGCGCTGGCCAAGGCCGCCAAGCGTGAGAGCGCGATCATGCGGAAGCGCTTCGGCAACCGCATGGAAACGTCGATGGCAAACGCGAGATACAAAATAGGCGGCGCGAAGGGCGCCGCCGTCAGGAACGCCAAGCAGAAGGAGTGCAAGGCATGAGCGACGACAACGTGATCTACATCAACGAGGCCACGACAGATGACATCCCGCCGGAGCGTGTCGTGGGGGCCGCGCTCGACGCCAAGCTGTCCGTGGCCATCGTCATAGGTCGAAGGCCGGACGGGTCGATCTACTTCGCGTCCAGCACCGGAGACGTGAAAGAGGCGCACTGGCTGGTCAGCGTCGTGGCGACGAACATCGTCACGAGCTACACGACGCTGGGGGATTGAGGCATGGCAAAGAGAGAGCTACCGACACCCGAGGAGCTTCGCAATCTCCTGCGCTACGAGCCGGAGACCGGCAAGCTGTATTGGCTGGAGCGCCCGCTTGAGATGTTCAGCGATGAGTGGCTGGGCAAGTCTTGGAATACGCGATTTGCTGGCAGGGAGGCGTTAACGGCTGACAACGGGCATGGCTACCCGTTCGGCACGGTCAACTATAATCGCCTTAAAGCGCATCGCGTGATCTGGGCGATGGTTCACGGGGAGTGGCCCAAGGGTGAGATCGACCACATCAATGGCCAACGCGACGACAACAGGCTCGTCAACCTGCGGTGCGTGACCCGCGCTGAGAACGCCAGAAACAGGGCGCGGATGAAACGCAACACAAGCGGCAGGACCGGCGTCTACTGGCAGGGGCGGTGCGGCAAGTGGGTGGCCTCTATTAATGGCACTTACCTCGGCATATTTGAGCGATTCGAAGACGCAGTCGCGGCCAGAGAACGCGCTGAGATCGAGCATGGGTATCACCCCAATCACGACCGGACTCGGTGAAAGCACGGCTTCCCACCCAAAATTTAGAGGTGGGAAAACTTGGGAAAGTGGGGAAATACCGCAAGCCGCTACCCCCTTGACAAGTTCCCCACCCCTGTTTTAAGCTCTGGAGGAGCTTAACAGGTGGGGAGCCTTGGCGGGGAGCGAAGCTAGGCACCGAAAATAAGTGGGAAGCTCAAGGCACCACAGAGATACAAAGACGCAACGCCGATCCTCTGGCAATCAGCAGGGGGTCGGCGTGTCGCTTTTTGCTGGACGCAGGGGCGGGGGCGAGCGTAGGCTGGCAAAAGCAGCGAGAGAGGTGCGGTCGTGCTTGTCAGGTTAAGCAAGAAGGAAATGGCGCTCGCAAGGCAGTCCTCTGCCCTGCGGTGGCAGCTTGCCAGAGCCGCTGGCGTTGCCAATCAGAAGCGTGCGGCGGAGAGCGACAACGATCTGGACTACCTCGGCATCCGCGCAGAGATGGCCACTGCCAAGCTTATTGGCGCTGACTACAGCGCCGCTGCGATGGGCATCGACGATGGCGTGGATATGTGGCACGGCGACACGTCTATTGACGTGAAGGCCACGTTCCACCAATCGGGCAGGCTGCTCTTCAAGTCGCTGGATGCATTCTCCGCAGACGTGGCTATCCTCGTCACCAAGACGGGCGATGAGGACGTGATGAACGTCGTCGGCGGCATAGGGCGGGCCGCATTCCAGAGCAGTGCGGAGAAAGTGGACCTCGGTAGAGGCCCGTGCTTTGTCATGTCACAGGATAGCCTGCTCGAAATGCCAGAGCTTTGGCGACGTCTGTGCCAGAGGAGGTTTCAGTGAGAAAGCCAACGAAGAAGCAGATCGAGGACGCGAAGAAATACGACCCGCGATCTACGGACTACGGGAAGCCATACGCAGCCGCTGTGAGCGGTGCTGTGGCGCCTCTGGACCGCAAGGCGAGGGAGATGCAGGCGAAGTGGGGTGACCGCCTGCGAAGCCTCGTATCGCCTCCAATGGCCCTGCGGTTCGAGCAGGTCCACGAGGATTTGCACGAGGCCATGCTGGCCGAGAATGCGGTGAAGTGCGCCGAGATCGCCACGCGGCTCATCAAGGCGTGGGACATCTTGGAGGAGGCCGCGATGGACGCGGGGCATAGCCCGCTGCCTGAGCGCGGAGCCTTCGCGGTGGTGCTGGGCGAGGGGCGCGGCCAGTGTGTCGCGATCTGCGGGCCGAGGGCCGACGTGGCCACGGTGAGGCGGGAAAACCCGACGTGGGCGGTGTATAGCGCGGAGGACGCGGCGCGGATCATCGCGGCGGCGTCCAACGAGATTGTGGAGGCCGCGCTGCGGAGCTTCCCGAGCGCAAGGATAACGAGGATCAGCGAGCAGGATTTAGGGGACGGGGATGAGATACCATTTTGAGATAGACGCGCTGCACCCAGAGGAGGCGGCGGAGATACTGTGGGCGATGAAGCGTGGCGACGTGGTGCGCTACGCCTACCGCGCCAATCTTGGCTGGGATCACGACCCAGATCGCTGGCTTGGCGGCGCCATGCGGCGTCTGGCGGATGAGGGCGCGTTCGTGCTATTCATCAAGGCCGACCGTCCGGCGGCTCACGAGGAAGACTGGCGGCGGTTCCACTACTGCGCCAAGCGCACTGGGCGCATCATTCAACTCAACACGATACGCAAGATATTGCAGGTCATGCCAGCGGGAGACAAGCGGTGAACAGGAGCGACATACTGGGGGCCGCGCTCGGCCTGATCGACGGCCAGAGGCAGGCCGACTACGGGCCGGTCGAGGACAATTTCCGGCGCATCTCGGTCGGCGTAAACCTGATCGCCGAGGAGGCGATGCGGACGCATGGCAGGGTGACCAAGGAGCATTATGCGCTGATTATGATCTGGACGAAGGTGGCGCGTCTCTTGGAGACCATTGACCACGCGGATAGCTGGGTCGACATCTGCGGATACGCCGCTCTGGGCGGCGAGATGGCAACGAAGGAGCAGGGCGATGGGCAAGCTGACTAACGCCAGAGCCAAGTGGCTGGAGGAATACGGCGAAGAGGCAATGTTCGAGCGCATCCTCTCAGGCGAGACGGTGCGGACGATTATGTTTAGCGCCTCGCAGGACGCACCCAACGGGTGCCTGTCTTGGTCGTCGTGGTATATGTGGCTGGACGCCGTAGAGGGCAGGCGTGAGCGCTACAATCAGGTGCTACGCAATGCGGCACACGCTATCGCTGCGAGAGCCGTGGACACGGCTCAGGCCGCAACGCCAGAGACGGTTGGCGTGGCTAGGCTACAGACCGACGTTGACCGTTGGTATGCAGCAAAGCTGCTGCCAGACACCTATGACACAAGGCAGCGTGACGTGACCGTCAACATCAGCGTCAACGACCTGCACGCACAAGCTGCCGCCCTGATGAGCGGTGAGCTTGAGCGCGAGATCGTCGATGCTGAGTATAGCGTCGTCGAGGATGGCGATGGGGATGGCAGCGAGGAAGCGTGAAAGGCGCGTCGCCGCACACTGGCGGGGCGACGCGGGCGTGCGCGGTTGCACGCTGCACCGCAGCATTCGTCGCTGCTGTGCAGCAATGCACACGCAGCATTTCGCAACCTGAGCGATAGCCGCAGCGCAGAAACAGGGCGATCTGCGGCGTTGCATCGCTAACACGTTGATATTGCAGCGATTACGCGCAGCATCATGCCAACATAGTCACCATTATGCGCTATAATTGTTAAACGCCATGCGCTTTCATCGCCGCAGCGCAGCAT